ATATATAAACTAAACCATTGGGATAGTAACGCAAAACGTACATCTTTAAAATGGACACAGTTTAGTATGGATTGGGAGAACGTTGAAGAAATGCCACATCCACATTATGAAAGGATTCTTGATAAAGATACATTAGATATGGTAGTTAACTACTGCATTAATGATGTTAGGTCTACCAAGGCTATTTTTACAATGACTGATGCAAAAGGTACAAAGGTTATGGTCTCGCAGATAAATTTGCGTGCCAAACTCAGTGAAACTTATAATGTCAATTTATATTCTGCTAGTGAACCTAAGATTTCAAAGGAGATATTTTTACATTTTCTTTCTGAGAAATTAGGTTTAGACAAAAGGGTTATCAAAGAAATGAGGACATTTCGCAAGAATGTTGTTATGCGTGATATCATTTTACCTTGTGTTAAATTTGAGACTCCTGAATTTAATGGTATGCACAATTGGTTTAAAAATCTAATTGTAGATACAACAATTCTTGACAGTTCTGAAGATGACATCAAAAAGAAAGGACCAAAGTATAGAATGAATCATAAAGGTGTACCAACTGATTATGCATTAGGTGGTATTCACGGTTGCATTGCACCTGGTGTATATATGCCAAAACCTGGAAGAAAGATTCTAAGTGTAGATGTAACAAGTTTTTATCCAAATCTTGCTATTAAAAACAAATGGTCTCCTGCTCAAATTCCACAAGAAGATTTTTGTGAACTATATGAGTGGTTCTTTGAAGAAAGAAAGAAGTATCCTAAATCTAATCCATTAAATTATCTATTTAAGATTGTATTAAACTCTACATATGGTTTAAGTAAGAGTAAGTATTCATTTCTGTATGATCCTGAATTAACTTTCAGAATTACAGTAAATGGTCAACTACTATTATCTATGCTATATGAGATGATTACTACAAGAATACCAAACGTACAACCATTAATGCAAAACACAGATGGTCTTGAGTTTGACATAGATGAAAAAGATGAGAAACTTTTCTTTGAAATTTGCAAAGAATGGGAAGATTTGACTCAATTACAACTTGAATCTGTAGAATATAATAAGATGATTATTGGTGATGTAAACAATTACATAGCAGTTTATGCTGATGGCAAGACAAAATGTAAAGGTAGATTTGAATTTAACGAGCTACCTCTTCATAAGAATAAGTCTAATCTTGTTGTACCTAAAGCATGGTATGAATACTTTGTAAATGGTATTGATCCAAAAGATTATATTGCAAGCAACAAAAACATATTTGACTATTGTACTGGTTCCAAAATCAAAGGTAATTGGTATTTTGTAGAACGTGGTGTTACCAATGGAGAATTCTATGAAAGAAAACTTCAGAAACTTGTCAGATACTTTGTATCTAAGAAAGGTACAAAAATAATTAAATGCAATCCTGATGGAAGAGAAATACAACTAGAAAGTGGTCCTATACTACAAGTTATATTTAACAAAGCAGAACTGCAACCATGGAATGACTATCATATAGATGAAAAGTTTTATTTAGATAAAATTTATGATGAAATTAAAAAAATAGAAAGCACATCATCTGTAATTCCAACAAATTTATATGAACAATTAAAATTAGAATTATGAAAAGAACAGTAAGTGGCATGGATGCCTATGCAAGAATTCTGTCTACTTCTCTACCAGAGAAAACAGATACTTACACACCAATATCACATGCAAGTGTAATAAATCGTGTGAGAAGTGAGATAACCAACGCTGGTTTTATTATCACAGGTGAAGACTATAGATGTACTAATGATGGGCAGATTGCCCTAGGTACATTAAGAATGAATTATAAATCAGATGCAGATATTGAATTATCTGCAAACTTTACTAATTCATATAACAAACAACTTGCCTTTAGATTTAATCTTGGAGGTTTAGTAAAAGTATGCATGAATGGCATGATGTTGAATAACAACAAATTTGGCAAATTTAAGCGTGTACACAAAGGTGAAGCAGATATTCTTGCAGAAGGTATTATTAGTGATTATATTAATAATGCTGGTGACTATTGGGATTCTTTAGTTAAACATAAGAACTCTATGAAAGAAGTGCTTTTAAGTACAACAGCACAACATGATATCTTAGGTGAATTATTCTTTAAGAGAGAAGTGTTGAACACAATGCAGTTAAATAATATTAAGAAAGAAATGGTAAAACCATCTTTTAATTATAAAGTTGACTCTGATTCAGCATGGGTGTTGTATAATCATATTACATTAACCCTTAAAGATTCACATCCATCTGATTGGATGGAAGATCAACAAAAGGTTCATGAAATATTCTCCAACATGCTTGATTTAGATGAGGAAAGTGATGAGATATTAGAAGAATTAGAAAGTGGAATCCTTATTGCTGAAGTATGTTAGGCATTGTAGATGATATAATCAAAGATTCTTATCTCATAGTAATGAAAAGGAATACGTCACTTGATAAGTTAGAACTTCTCAAAAGATTTTTAAAGATAAAATATAATGTAGCTATTACTATTAGGTCTTTAAAAATGCGTGACAAACAATACAAAAAAGAACAACTTTAACAGGTGAGGTCTGTAGAAACGAAAATCCCCCAGTAATGGGGGACTTTCTACAGAAGAAGAAAAACCACTAAACATTAAGCATAGTAGCGTCTTTTATCGTCCTTGCCCTTTATAGCTCTTACGATAGTTTTTTGAGTTTCTTAGTTTTGATGTTTTTGTTTTTGCATGAACACCAGTTCTAGAAACTTTTGATTTTTTTAAAAATGTAATTACAGTATTAGATTTAAGTTTTGCTGCCATTATTATTTATTATTTAAATTGCAAATCTTTTGATTCAAGTAATGTGTAGGTAAAATGATTGCCATGGATTTCCTTAGCTCTATTTGCTATTACCATAAATTCATTAAAGTCTTTTACTTTTTTAAATACTTGACAACCTTCTGACCAGTTTTCTACAAAGCTAGATACTGTACCTGCTTTATGAATATTTATTCCAAACATCCCTGTATCTGTTTCAACCTCATCAAAGGTCATATCTTTATTACTATCTCTCCATACAGTCACATCTCCTAATCTTTGACATACTGCCTGATATTTACCCCTATGCATAGATACAGCATAGACTCCTCTATATTGATTAGGAACTAATCTAGCTACACCATTTGCATTGTGATATTGTGTAACTCCTTTTTTACCTGGCTCAGTAGTAGCATCCCACTCATGGTAAAACCATTTACCATCTACTCTATAAGAGATAGTTAATTTGTCATCAAATAGATTAGTAACTTTTTGACCAGGTGCTGAGTTACGAACTCCTATAATATTAACATCATAGTCTTTAGCACCTGCAAAATATGCATATCCTTTAGCTTTTACAGCTTTTTCAATTTGTTCTCTAGTATATATCATTTCTTTATCTTTTTAATGTCATCATTAATATCCTTAGCTCTTGCAAAAAGTAACTTCATTGATTGCCATAGGTCTATCCCTTTTACTACTTTGTAGTTCTCATTAATAGACATTACCTCAATACTAGCCAATACCAATGCCACTACTTTAGTGAGCATAAATGGTACACTAAAGAATGCAAGAATGATATCGTTAAGAATAAATGCATCTATTAAAAAAAACATTATAACAGTGATTTCATAGAGTGCTAACTTGCTAATAATAGCTGATAACTTTCTGCTACTTATTTTTTCTTTTAACTTATTGGCTTTCCATATACCTGTGATAGTATCAATGATAATTAATACTCCTATCATCAACAAGATGCCAGATATTGGTAAAAAGAATGCAAAGCATATAGATATAAGAGTCAAAAGTTCAGATTGTATTGTTAGTATTAATAAAGATAGTTGTGTTTTCATAAGAGATACAATTTAATTAACTTGTAACCAAAGTATACAAGAAGAATAAAAAATAATATTGCTCCAAGTACAGCAAAGAAATTTACCCACCATGGAATGTATTTAATTTTTTCTGGTTTAAGAGTTTTAGTGACAACTTTAGTATGATAAATATCATTGCCTTTAATTGTTTTATAGATTGTATGAACTTTAGCTTTTGTATAATATACATTATCTTTAATCTTAGTTTGTATACTAACTAAAGTACCATCTTTGTCTCTTAAGTCTTCTTTTAATTTGGATATAACATTACCAAGAGAATCACAATAAAGAGTATCTATTAGTGTTATTGTTTCTCCAGGAATTACAATGGTGGTGTCTTTAATCTGTATTATGGTTACAGTACTATCTTTTTGTACACATAAAGGACAATATTTGTCCAATTTTTTTTGCAAACGTTTACCTGCATCACATGAAACAAATAAAATTGACAATATAAAAAGAAGTACAAAATGCTTTCTCATATGCAGTTAAATGTACTCTCACCTTCCTCAAGTATAAGATACTATAAATATCTTAAAAAACTAAAAATATTTACATATATTTTTATAAATTATTATGATGACTACTTGGCACAATGAATAAATTTTACGATCTTTGTCGCCTTTCCAATTACAATTTATAACATTTTAAAACTTTAATTATGACAGAAACAAAAGCAGATGTTGCTATTGTTCCTTGGGGTCCTGTAGGATATGTTACTTATAAACGTACATACTCTAGACCAACAAAGAATGGTAAAACAGAAGAATGGCATGATACTATTGAAAGAGTAGTAGATGCATGTAGAACTCAACTCAATGTTGGTTTTACAAAAAAAGATGAAGATTCTCTTAGAAGAATCATGATGAATTTAAAGGGTACAGTTGCAGGAAGATTTTTGTGGCAGTTGGGTACAAAGACAGTTGATAAACTAGGTCTACCATCATTGCAAAATTGTGCTTTTGTTGTTTGTGATGAACCAATTAGACCTTTTACATGGGCATTTGAGATGCTAATGTTAGGTTCTGGTGTAGGTTTTAACATACAACGTGAGCATGTTTATCAAATACCTAAAATATTAAAGAAGGTGAAAGTTGAACGCATGGATGTAAATGATGCTGACTTTATTGTACCTGATTCAAGAGAAGGATGGGTTGAGCTTATGAGAAGAGTTCTAGAAGCATCATTTGTCACTGGGCAAGGATTTACTTATGCTTGTCATTTAATACGCTCTAAAGGTTCTCCAATCAAAGGATTTGGTGGCGTAGCATCTGGTCCACAAGATTTAGTGTGGGGAATTGGTGAGATTAACACCATTCTTAACTCAAGATCAGGTAAAAGATTACGTCCAGTTGATTGTCTTGATATAATGAACATTATTGGACGTATTGTAGTTGCAGGTAATGTGAGACGTTCAGCACAAATTGCATTAGGTGATTATGATGATTTTGATTTCTTACGTGCAAAACGCTGGGATCTTGGAGGAATTCCTAACTGGCGTGCAATGAGTAACAATTCAGTTATATGTGATGACATATCAAAGTTGCCAGAAGAATTTTGGGAAGGATACAAAGGTAATGGTGAACCATATGGTTTAATTAATCTTGAAGCATCTCGCAGAATGGGTAGAGTTGGTGAAACACAATATCCTGATCCTGAAGTAATGGGCTTTAATCCATGTGCAGAACAATCATTGGCAAACTTTGAGACATGTTGTTTAGCAGAAATCTATCTTCCAAATATTGAATCATATGATGAGCTACTTGAAGTATCTAGAATACTTTATAGAATTAACAAACACTCATTAGCAATTAAATGTGCAGTAAAGGAAACTGAAGATATTGTACACAAGAACATGAGAATGGGTATTGGTGTTACAGGTTATCTTCAAGCTACAGATGAGCAACGTTCTTGGTTATCAGATTGTTATAATTA